CCCGTATTTTACTATTCCCATTTTATTCCTCCTTCTTAACTTTCTTAGTCTTTTTAGCGGCGGCCTTTTTAGCGGCAGCAACCTTATCCAAATGAACCTTTGTATATTCGGTCTTCTTCACAACTGGCTTTCCGTCTTTATTTAGTCCAACGGTTCGCTTCTTATATTTATCCGGCGGAATTTTCTTTCCAAGTCGCTTTGCGCGTTTACCCCTGATTGCGCTTATAATCGTCTTAGGGTCGTCACCAAGAATTGCTTGTAAAATCCCCGCTGGCGTCATCTTTTTCTTATCTGTCATACTTATCGACCTCGTCGGTTTAACCCGCGTCCGCCGCCAGATCCGTCACGCTTTCCCCCTCCACCTTGTCTCTGCCAGCCACCATTTCCAGCTCCTCGTTCATAAACAGATGTTCGTTCTGTTTCAGTTTTAGGCTCGCAATCTCCAAGCCCTCTACCAGTTTTGGGGCCTCTCTCTTGAGGGCCTTGTCCGTTTCCTCTAGCCATCTCATACCTCCTATACTAGCCAGCGCATGTGCGCCTCTTCAATATCGTATCTAAGCCTTGGATTAGACCTGATTTTATTTATAATGCCAGGCATCCAGACCTCAACTAATTTCTTGCCTTTTTTTGAGTTACATTTCCTACAAGCATACACAATATTGCTTAGTTGGTGCCAGCCACCATTTGAGATCGGATTTATGTGTTCAACGTTATAATAGTTATCCGCATAGCAATTCCCATCGCGAATCATCGGTTCTCCACAATAAAAACAACATCCGTTTTGTTCTTCCCAAACAGCACTGTATTGATCTTCTATTATCGTATCTCCAGTTTTTATCAGCGTTTTCCTCTTTCTGTTGCGTTCGAGGATTTCTTGTTTATGCACTTTATTATATTCTTTCTTCCTAATACGTATTTTCCCCTTATTTCTTTCCTGATATTCTTTCCGTTTTGCCAGCAATCCTGGATCGTTTTTATGCTCTGAGAACCAATGCCTACTCCTGGTATCACACTCGTCCTTGTGTTCATAATAATAAGCCAGGCTATTAGCACATATTTCATCTTTGTTCTCGGCGTAGTATAGAGACCTCTTTGTTTTTAATTCATCTTTATGCCCAGCTCGATACTTTTTGTTTAATGCACTTAATTCATCTTTGTGAGTAAGACGATAAGCTTCTTGCGTTTTTCTAGCCCTATCCTTATTTTCATTATACCAACGAGCAGAGTTTATGCGGTCTTGTTCTCTAACTTTATCCTTGTTTTCTTCTCTATACCGAGCTTTATTTGCACGAACTGCTGGATTTAGCCAGTGTATTATTGTTATATGAGCTTTAACGCCAAGCGCGGAGGCAATAGCCCTATAACTAAGACCGCCTTCCCGCAGCTCTTTCGCTTTAGCTATAAGTTCGTCCCTATTGGGATATTTCATTTCTCGTTATTACTCCTCTTCTTCGTCGTCATTATCTGGCGGCGTAAATGCTTTCGGGTAGCCCTTTTCCAGTAAATTCCAAACTGCAACATGTTGTGGTGTTACTTCCCCGCCCTTGTCTAGCTCGGCAAATACTTCAATAAAAATACCGCGCTCTGCCTTTTTTAGTTCTATATCGACGCCAACGTCTTTTGCAGCATTCCATATAGTTTGTCCTGGAGAACCTTTAGTGTCTGTGATCACCTTGTCACATACGAGACAGTGGTATTTCGGCTCCGACTCTGAACCAATGTTCTGTACTGGGTTTCCGCACTCCTCGTGAATCACGCCAGTAGTTAGCCCAAGTTCCTCTACTTCATCTGCATCCATCAACAACTTCTCACGCAGTTTCTGCACAATAAGCTGTGTATGCAATCCGCCCTTTTCTGGCAAAAGGCTTACAAGATTCCATCGGTCAAGCACTTTCAAACCCTTCAACATCTTTTCACTCTCCCTACTACTTTTATTTGTATGTCAATTATACTATAAATCTTCATGTTTGTCAAGGTAATATTGACGGGGCTTTTACACCCCGCCAGTTAATCCTAGTTTAAGTACGTTGCCTCAAGCTCTATTTGAATCACTGGGTTCACAGTAGATGCTGTATCATCAGTAATACAGATTCCGACAATGTCATCCGCAGCAACAGCCAGTGGCGTTGTGGGGGTGAATGTATCGTTGTACTGAGAAGCAGTCCACGAAAACTCTTGCGAGAAGATTCCTGTGGTAAAGTTTCCAACAACAAACTTTACTATTTGGTCATGTACTGTAATGCCCATATCAGTCGCTCGCACTTCTCCGATAGTTGCCTTGAACGGAGTGTCGAAGGCATCTGCATTCGGGATAACAGCGCAAGGAACCGTAACAGCGCCAGCAACACCACACGCAGTGATCGCGGCGGCGGTGCAAACCCACTGAATCCAATATCCTGTCTTGTCGGTATCATAAGTAGCCGTAGCCCAATCAGAAGGCGGAGCAAACGAAATCGCCCCAATTCGTTGAAGAGGCCGCAGGCCATCTTGTGCTGTCGAGTCTGTTCCATCGTACACTGTCAAATCAGACCATGTGCCTGCGCCAGTAGAATACTGCCACTTGCCAGCATCGTTAGAATATGTCGCCACGGCACCAGACCCCGTCGAAAGATCAGTAAAAGCAATCTCGCAGAACCTAGTAGTCATTCCCACAGCAAACGCATCGTTGGCTTCCTCAGATCCAGCATCCGGTTGGAACTGATAGTCGTCAGTCCATCCTGTCAACGAACTAGATGCTTTAAGGTCTTCCCATGTAGTTGTGCCATGGTCGTAAGCCAAACACATAACATCTGCTGCACCATATGCACCAGTATTGTAAGTGTGCGTAGTCAGATCTACAACGCCACCAGCCATTCCAGCACCATTAGTTGCAGCCCCGTCAGTATCCTCACCGGCAAGACCGATAGCAAAAGGCCACCAAGTCTTGTAAGAATCCGTCATCAAGAACGCAGCATCTGCGCCAGCGTCAGGAATTGTATAAGTCCGTGCGGCAGCCTGAAGAGCAACGTTGATATTCGTGATAGTATCGCCAGTATTGTCGGACATAGTGATTGTAGTCGTTCCTGTATTAGTTGTTCCAGGATAGAGTTCAATCGTTCCAGCAGTCGCGTCCAATCCTGCGGACAACGTGCCTGAAACTCCAAGCGTTCCAGTAACTGATGTATTGGCAACCAAACTCATTGTTGGGACGGTCCATGTCACAGTAGCGCCTGAGCCCGTATGTGTAATTAAAGTAATTCCAGTCGTTACGGCAGTCGCAATCTGCATATATTCAGTTGCATTTAGACCAAAACGGTTCGCCGGAGATTCGTGACTCGTAAATCCAGCACTAATTTCTCGCGTAGACGTAGCGCCATCAAGAACAACAAGAGTGCCGTCAACCGCAAGGCTCCCTGTAATATCTGCGCCAGTTCCGACATACAGCGTTTTAACTACACCAAGCCCACCTGCTGTTCGCAGAGAACCAGTTGTAGTGCTTGAAGAGTCTGTGTCTCCAGCAACAGCAAGTTGAGTTGCTGCTCCGACTAGAAGTAGATCGTCTTCGCTTGCATCCCAATGTAGATAGGTTGTAGCGGTGGTGCCGTAGAAGATCGTGTCTCCTGCCGGAGTTCCACTTACGCCGGTTTGAATCGCTGCGGTGGTACAGGCCGCCGTGATTAAGATACCATGGCCCATAGCTGGAGATGATCCTGCTGTTTCCGCCAACGCAATACCTGCCGTCATGTACGGAGACCAGTTATCGAGATACATTCCGTAGTCGCAATACGCATTACCATGTGTCCACATATAAATCAACGCGGTAGTGTTCCCATAATTGATATCAGAGCCGTAGTCCAACGACAGTGCAAATACCTGCCCATCGTAAGTTCCAGTGCTCGTGTTGGCAATGCTACCGCGTAACGCAGCAATCTGGCTAGACGCAGCACCTGCTGTAACAGGGCCAACAATCGTTATTCGCCCGAACACACCTAGCATGTCGTTTAGAGTGCATGTTGCCGCAGGATCTATGTATACATTAAAATATCCAGCGTATGCCTCAGTAATTTTCATATCAACATGGAGATCGGATCTTACACCAATCATTCCGCCGCTAGTAGACCATGTACCGGCAGCAAACGCTGCTGTCTGTTGTAAGTCTACGTCAATACCATATACATACGCATCGCTAGCCAATGCAACATCAACGTCAACGCTGAACGCTTTCCCAGTAGCCAGTGTGTCTACAATAGTAAATTGTCCTAAGATCTCGATGTCGCCAGCAAGATCAATATCCCCCCCGATTGTCATGTCGTCGGCGACGGTTAAATCCCCGACCACCCATTCGCCTAAGTCTTTCCTTGTTATGCTCATATATTCGCCTCAACTCCTAGAAGCCTATGCCTCCCAACATTATCTTCCGTTCTAATTTGCTTCTTTCTCGATGAAATCCCGATTATCTAACATTTTATAGCCATAATCCTTATAAAGTTCTTTCGGAAAAGGCCCAATATAGTCAAAAAACTTCTGTACTGCATCTTTGTGCCCAAATTGTATTTCTGGGTATTTTCCTTTGCTCAACCTAAAGTTGATTCGTGGTGTGTTTAGTAAGATTTTTAGCCTATCTATAAGCATACGAACATCTTCTTCTGTGAACCAATTCGTATGTAGTCTAATTGTGCCCAAAGTGCATCCACCTTTCGTGTAAAAAGAACCATCTTCTAGAAACCACGTTCTCATTGCTAATGGCGTTAATCTAACATCCTTAGGTACAATCTTTATTCCTCGTGGATACCATCTATCTAGTTGTTCTAACAGTTCTACGCAGTCAGCGGTCTTAAAAGAAAACAAATTGCTTATTGTGCCGCTATCGTTAACTCTATACCGTTTATAGATATTCCCACAAGGAACATCGAGACTCTTAAAGTAGCTGGCCATAAATTCTATATATTTTCTGTGTTTTTGTCCCAGCGTGTAGTATGCAGAAGTCCGATGTTGAGTTCCCATAGAACCGTCACCCAACAAACTCCCGTCCAAGATTTCTAAAAGATTATCAGACACATCTATATGATTCGACGGAGAGCCCCCGCGCCTAGCTGGAATGCCAAAACGACTAAGTCTTTTAATAATAGTCGTTCTATGGCACCCAACCTCATCTGCAATTTGAGTCGTAGTTTTGCCGTTATCGACATACTCGCGCCTCAAGAATTCGCTAGACGCATCAATGTGCCTACTCATTATTTTACCCCCAGGGCCTATGCCTCCCTACATCATCCCCTTCTTAATTATTCTCTCTTTCCTCCATGGAAAGTTTAGTTACGCTTCTGCCGGTCGTCCAACAGATCGCGTTTTAATATTTGCGTTCTTCAAAGCCGTCCATAGTGTAGATCTTGAACAGTTCGCTTCTTCAGCCATTTCTGGAATAGAAGCTCCGTCACCTTTATATCTCTTGATAAGCCAGCCTATATTCTTGTAGAGTTTAGGCGGCTCTAGGGGGCCGGGAGTAGCCCCCATAGAACCTTGTGGAGAGTGTGTCAACACTTCTTCCAATGTAGCATATCGGAGATACTTAGACTCTAAAAGTTTGACTTCGTTTCGCCAGCCTCCTTCTCGAAGGTCAACAAAATCGTTAAGCCTATACTCTGTTCCTTTTCCCGTGAACGTTCGATTCGCAATATAGCAGTGCGGTACGAATTCCCGGCCATACCTGTCGGCCATCTTTTCGATATATCCATCTGCTCTCAGCGATACATAGTTTCTACTATGTTCAATATCGCCATCTTCGAGCATCGTGCCTCTATTGATCCTCTTTCCGCCCATGTTGAACGGCGTAAGTACTTTATACATCTAATTACCTCCCTTATTTATTTATGCAACCGCGCCGTTGAAGAATAGTCCAAGGTCGCTGCCAACTATTTTAGCATCGTAGGCCATTTCGCCCTCGATTCTCCATGATCGCGTATTTTGCATCCACCACTTGCTCATGCTTGTGTTGTAGCCGAGACCGTTAAGACCCGTCCACTCAAATGTATACCCAGACGCTGGCTGAAGAAGCCCGGCAGACTTAGGTACATAACACAACAGCATATTCTTTGCAAAGTTAAACGCGTAAGCAGCCGTCTCGCCTTCGTTGTTCGAGGCATAAACGCTGTTGCCAACAAAGTATCGGTCAACGCCAAACAGAGATGCCATCAAAGCATTTCCGTGAAGGTCTGCAATACCAGTCTGCGTATACTTAATCACTTCCTTGATGTCAGGATGCAGTGCAAGAATATCATGCACTTCGCGCCCAACAACCAGTGTATTAGGATCAAATCCAGTCGTGGACAAGATCTTCTGCTTGCCTGTTCGGATTACTCCGAGAGGATCAGAATCTGCGCCATCACTGAAATAGATGAAATACGGCCACGTAGAACTAGTAGCGTGTCCGGTAGCGTCGTGTTCTGTGGTTTGGTCTGCCCATAGATCTGTGGTAAAATAGTTTGTTACAAAGTCGCGTTCTCGGTCGATAAGCAACTGTTGTACAACCCACTCAGCCATCTGCGGGGAAAGGTCTGCAATATCCGAGTTAGCCAAAAGCTCTCGCGGAATATCATTATGCATTGCATGAACATCGCAGAAATACTGATCTGAGATGTCGATGTCGAACCCGCCGCCAGCAGACTCAGTGCCAGGAGCGCGAATCTTAGCCTGGTTACGGAGCCAGTCATTCTTGTCAAACTTAGCGATGAGATCAGATTGCTTCTTTACTGGTACGTTCGGGAAAACTTTAGGAGCAAGGAACATCTCCGCAGCTTCTTTATAAGCAACCGAAACCATCGTTAAGCCGGTATCTACATGGACATCACCAGGTTGGGCAATTCCAGTTTTCTTAATATAAGTCATTTGTCATCGCCTCCTTAAGATTTCCCGGCCAGGCAAAAGCCTGTTAGTACCGTGATAATTCCGTTCTCGGCACCGCCTGTAACTGCTCGTCCAACAGTATAAGTTTCGTGTGTTCCGCCACTCGCGTATGTAAATGCAACGGCCCGTCCGGCAGAATCGCTCTCAAGCAAATCCCCGGCGGCAACAGTATCTCCTACAATTACCTTCGCCATAACACCTGGCGCGGTAAGAACATCACCGTATGCGCCCAACTCAGGCTTGCCATACATAATTCCAATAACAAGACCTTTCTCGCCACAAATAGTGACCGTCTCGGAAGCTGAAATATACATAAGGTAATATTGCTTATCTGAATAATCGGCATCAGCCTTAAACGACTGTTTTACGCCAAAACTTTCAGTAGACATTTAACCATCCTCCTATTTTTATTCCTCAGCGTCAAAAGCAGACGGGTCTTCCTTATAGATAGACGCATATGCTTGTGCTACTGTTGGGAAATCTCCTTTCGCCACAAGCTCTTTGGCAGACTTCATTGTCTTGACATGAGGATCAGATTCGTCTTCCTCTATAGATGTGCCAAATTCATTGAAGAATCCACTTTGCTTAATCATTTCGCTATTAGACTTCAACAGCCCATAAACTCCGTCAAAGATCTTGTCGGGAACTCCAGCAAGTCTAAGGGACATGAGCAGATCGCCAATTTCATCAGAGGCTTTACCTAGATGACTAAGATCATTAGAGGCTTTCTCTACCAATTCTTTTCGCTGTTTCTCTACACGAAGAGACTCAATCTCCACTTGCTGCTTCCTAAGATCGGCCTTCGCCAACTTAAGTTCCGCAGCCTGCTTCTCGATTTTCTCCGAGAGTGATTTTTCGATCTCGTTATCCATTACGTCTTCCTCCTCTTCTTCGGCTTCCTCTTCGTCGGACTCTTCGTCCTCGGATTTTTCGACAGGATCAGGTTCGATAACTTCCTCTTCTTCCTCATCCTCGTCTTCATCCTTTACGATAAGTGCCTCGGCCTTAGTCGCCCATTCGCCAAACTGCTCTTTGGTAATCGTATCGCTTTCGCCAAATGCCGCCTCAAGGTCATTGAGTAAGCCATTAACGTCTTCCTCGTTTTCAGATTTCTGTAAACGATCTAAGACATCAACAGCTTGATCCGCAAAATCCGAGTTATCGGCGTGCGCAATCAGGCCTTTTAGGACTTCGATAAGCTTGTCCATGTATTCCTCCTTTTTAACTTCTGTGTTTTGGTGTTCGCCATCATTAGATTTCAGCAAAAGAAATTTACGTCCAATGGCCGGTGAACCAACTAAATCTGTTCTATCGATATCCAGATCCAGCAGCTCGCTAACACCCTGTGTCCCCGTCAATTCGTTCCAGTATTTTGTGTCATCCATAGCAATTATGATTATACGATAATTAAGTATAATTGTCCAGTAGTTTTTGGAATGTGTGGGATATATGGGAAAATGGCTCTTGGCTTGCAATTAGCCGAAAAATGTTGTATAATATTACTGTTCAGATGTCCAGCTGCGATAGGCTCTGACCAATCGCAAAAAAAAGAACGCCCGTCGTTATGGCGGGCGTCTCTGCGTTATTGCAAAACTACTAGTCTAAATATTTATTCCTTCGATCAACTTTGACCCTTTTATCAAGTTACAGCGCGCATGAGTTATCTTCAGATTGTCTGCGCAGTGTGCTCCTCCCTTGCTCACGGGGAAAACATGGTCAACGTGGCGCATTCCAAGATCGATTACCTCGCCACATATATAACATATTATACCTTCGTCCTCATCAGCCTGGCGGTATATTTCTGAAATTTGTTCTAAATCTCCTATTGTAGCCTCTTTTATTAAAGCCGCCCGCTTGGCAGAATGGGCCGCGCACTTATCCCTGTTCGCGATTCGATAAGCGATTGCCTCTTCCTTGTGAGTATCCTTATAAGCTTTTATCTCATCCTTATGGCAAGCACGATAAGCTGCGTCGTAAACCCTTCTCTCCTCTTTATGTTTAATGTAATAATCAGCGCTATAAGATTTTATTTCTTCTTTGTGTTCTGCGTTGTAGGCTTTTTTCTTCTCCTTATTGTTTGCACGATAAATAGCATTAGTCTCTTTTTTCTCTTTTCTATGCCCTGTTGCATAAACAGCGTGATCGGCCAAAAGCCTCTCCTTGTTCTTGACGTAATAAGCAGCATTTTTGGCGCTTATTTGTTCGCGGTTTTTCTCGCGATATCTCTTATTGTATTCTCGCTTTTTTTCTTTATTCACTGAATCACCGCTCTTTACCCATTATCTTATGATGTCTTTTCAGCCAATCGTCGAGTTCGTCAACAATAATCCTGTAAGATGTGCCAATCCTGTGATGAGGGATTGGGTCAACAGGGTCATTCAACAAAGTGTATATTCGTGACAAGCTGAGCATAAATTTTGTACGCAACTGTTTAGGTGTTAGATATTCTATTTTCTTTTTCAATTGCTCCCTCTACGCTATTGGTTTCCTTTGGCCAGTACCCTGCACCGAATAACCGGAATACTCGCCGCTTAATACGCGATCAAATTCTTCATCGTCGCTAATTAAACTGACTATAATCCAGCTCCCTTTTTCTACTAGATGATCTGCGTCGTGAGGAGTTCCGTCAAAGTAGAAGCTCACTGGCGCAATGTAGGACTCTACCACAATTGCCGCCGGAATAGGATAGTCGTGTTGTGCTCCAATCATCGATGGCTTCTCTTCAGCCCACAAATTCAGTAGGTATCTGTGAGCCGCTTTCTCCACTTCAAGAGGTACCTCGAAATCTCCTTGCAGATCTACAGTGTTGACATCTAGAGCTACGCCGTATACAAGGTGTCGAAGCTGATCGGCCTTTTTCACTACAAACCCGCCCTCGACAACCTCTTCCACTTCCTCAACCTTCCCCACCGCCTTCTCGAAAGCGACCCCACCATGATTCTTGCAGTGTTCTTTCGCTTCAGAATCCGACCATTCCGCCTTCTCATACATAAAACTCGCAACTTCCCATCGATTTGTACCAATCACGCGGCCATATAGAATATCATGTTTTTTACCATCTTCACTAACGCCCTTCCTAATCTTGTCGAATTTACTTGAAGATGCGTGCGGACAGGTATGGCAGTCTTGTTTTTGTATTTCAACGACCTCAGTTGCCTTGAAAAAGCTTTCTGGCGAGAAATCTCCGGGAAGTTCTAGAAACGTCGCCGAATACCCTGCGTCTACTTCGATAACTACTAGGTCATTATTCTTTTCTATAACTTTTGCGTTTGTCATTTTTGCTCCTCTATATAAGCTTGAGTTGTTCTGTTTTATTTTCCCAGTGCTTTAATCGCGCCTCTGCTATTTCTACGTACTCTTCTTCCATTTCTATCCCAACGATTTCTTCCCAGCCAGCTAATGACGCCCCGATCATTTCTGATCCTGAGCCTGAAAACGGCACTAGGATTCTGCGCGGCGCATACTCTTCTGGTGGCAATAGTAATGTTGCTAGCCATCGTGTTAGGTCTATAGGCTTAACGGCATTCAAGTAGGATGCGAATTCCGCACCCCACTATTATCACCCCCGGAATTTCTCTTAAAATATTTCTTCAAATGCTCTGGCACATCAGCGTATTTAACCATCATGTTATCACCATTGCCTTGACAATTCGTTCTGTATCGTGTATAATATACACATGCCAAAAATAACTAGAATTTGCGAAGTATGTGGGAAGGAGTTTCAGTGGTCCGATTGCGCGTCTAATAAAAAAAAGAACGGAGGCCGTTACTGCTCTAAGAAATGCAAAGGCATCGCGAGTAGGCTTCCAATCAGCGAATGCGAATGGTGCGGGAAAGAGTTTCAACAAACGTACAACCAACATATGTTTTGCTCTGCTGAATGCGGCAATAAGTCGAGAAACGCAAAGAGAAAAACCGGGAAAATGTGTGTTTGCAAACAATGCAGTACTGTCTTTTACGCTCCAAAGTGCCGTTCCGAAGAAGCCAAATTCTGTTCTATTGCTTGTGCTAATAAATGGCAAGGGCGTAATAAAATAGAATTCATCTGCAAAATATGCGGAAAGAGATATAGGTTGTCGCCTTCTCGTGCCGAGCAGACTAACCCAACTTACTGTTCTATTACATGCAGAAACAACGACCCGGCAGTTAAGAAACGCCTTCTTGAGATGAATGCCATACAACAAACACTTAGCCCGAACAAGCTTGAGATTGCTGGATATAAAATCCTTGACGGCATGAAGATTGGCTATACAAAACAAACTATGTTGTTTGAAAAATTCGTCGTTGACGCATTTATTCCTGAGCGCGGACTTGTTATCCAATTCGACGGCGACTACTGGCACGGCAATCGCGATAAGTTTTCTAATCTTGATGCCAGACAATCCAAGAGAGTGGCGCTCGACAAATCTCAGGATGCCTATATGAGAAAGTGCGGTTTGCGCATTCTTCGCTTTTGGGAATGTATTGTTCATAAATCTCCTTCCATCGTTCGTTCCGAAATAGAATCCGCTATTCAAGAAACCCATGTTTCCTCAACTCCACCATAACATATTCACGTTCTTTGTCCGTTAGATTTTCTCTAATGCTAGCCATGTCATCCAACCCCGCATCCCTCTCTTTCCTAGACGTCTTCGCTTGATACAGTACAGGATCTGATTCGTCTATCTGACGGTTTACGTTGAAGAAGAATCTTGCGGCTGTGCCGGTGTCATCGTAGCCACCAACATCAGTACGTTTGCGCAATTTCTTTCTCCCAAGAGAATCGTGGAATCCACATGTGTCTCCTTTGCTCGTATCGTATATCGAACTCTTTCGCTCCCCGCTCTGCTCGCCAAGCCTTGCCGCTGCTTCTTCGTCTACGTAGAAATTTGCGGGCCAGCGGCCTTGTACTGTTTTACTGCCGATAGATGTTTGTTTTGCGCCTATTCCGTAAGCTCCGCAGCCCTTAGCTGATTCGGAATCATGTCCATCTTTGCGAGATAATTTGTTTAAGTTTTCGCCGCCCTTCAAATTGTACTCTCTTTCCTCTGTCCCGATCCGCGCCCCGTCAATGTTCAACGCCCCAGCACCTGTCTCTACTATGCTCTCTACTGGCTTTCCTTCGTAGTTTTTCTGAAAAATAATGATCGGCTCAAGTGCTGGTTTCATTGCCTGTAGACCATACCGATGGCCTTCAAATACCTCAGAACCCTTTACCCTTGTAGCTTTTGGAAATCCCGAGCCAAAATTCCAACCAAAAATACTTGGGTGTATACGCAATCCAGCATCCTCAATCGCTACAGCTAAACGATGCCATCCCCTCGATGATGCAAACGCCATCCCAAATCCACCGGGATATAGATGTTCGGCCAACGCCTCCCAAGTCGCCGGATCAAACACAATGCCTGTCTTATCCCAATTTTTCCCCATGAACCCTAACTCGTAAGGAGGGTCACATAGAATTGCATGGAACTTAGGCCCATCGTATGTTTTGCACCACTCCAGCACATCTGCCGTAATTATTTTAGCCACGTTAACCATCCTATATTACGCTTCAAATAGATACTTCTGCTCCAAAAGCTCCACCAAACTCGACGCCTCAGCGCATCTAGCAATAATAGCATCTGTCGATGACTCGCTGATGTTTTCAAGCGCCCACGTCAGATCCTCCGGCGATTTAGTATCCGAGAATAGATCCAGCAAACTCGCCAGAACACCCATCATCCTCTTGATATCAATCTCTCTTTCTGCTAGGTCTCTTTTGTGTTTCTTTTGAATTTTATCGAACTCTTGCTTGGCTATATTCATTGTTGTCACCACCTAAGTCTGTGCGATATATCTTCGGCAAATTCAGCCATACCGATAGACCGCATCCTATTATTGAACGCACGTTGGCAAGCACCATCTGAATTCTTCATTTGGTACAGCATCTCGAAATACACATCTCGCCAAGTCTGAGTGGACATAAGTGTTATTATTTTAGAGAACTTAAGTATGTCCATGTATCCTCCTTTTCTATATTATACTACATTTCTTGTAAATGTCAAGTGTTTTTATCTTACGTTCCAATGTTCTACTGTAAAACATCGCCAGTCTCGGTCTTCAGGCTCAATAAAACCAATAGTCGATGTCTTCGCTCTTTCGCGTTCGTTGTCGTCTCTTTCCTTTTCTAGTTTTGCCGCCCATTCATAAGCGTCAATCTGTTCAAAAAAAATGCCTATCACGTCCTTAACGGCGTGTCTATGTTCGTTGTCTTCATATACTAAATAAACTGAATACATTTCACACCTCCAATATCAAGTCAACTATCTTTTCCGCCGCATGTCCATCTCCAAACGGACACTTTGCTTTTGCCATTTCGTCGTACAGTTCTTGCGATTTCAATATTTTCATTACCGCTGTGTATACGTTTCCGGCGTTTGTTCCTGCTATAACTGATGAACATTCTGGCCTGTCTGTAACGTTTCTAGCCACAACTACTGGAATTCCTAATGCCGATGCCGACTCTTGTATTCCACCTGAGTCTGTGATGATTAGTGTGGATTTTGCCATTTGATGCGCAAACGACACGAAATCCATTGGCTCTACTACAAGCATCGTGCTATTAAGTTGCAGATCAATGTTTTCCAGTTCTTCCTCGATGATTTTCGACACACCGGGATTTGGATGCTTTGTTACGATTACATCCACAGGTGTTGTTTCTGCGACCTTCACAATATCTCTGCAAACATTTCGCATTGGCATTCCTATACTTTCGCGCCGATGTAATGTAACTACGATTGTTCTACGCCCGTCGTCAACGCTGTAACACTTCTTAGGAACGCAGTTATCGAGCGCGTAATATATGGCGTCTACCTCTGTATTTCCAGCTACGTATTTCTCGCCGATTACGTTTTCACTGATTAAATTGTTCATTGCGTTTTTAGTAGGGCAGCAGTTAACGTCGGCGATTCTTGCTATGATCTGCCTGTTTATCTCCTCTGGATATGGTTCTTTTTTATATGTTCTCAGGCCGCTTTCCACATAGACCAAAGGGATCTCGTGATGAAACGCGAATAATGCACCAGCGAGCGTAGTCGAGGTGTCGCCCTGGACCACAACAACGCTTGGGCTTATGTCATTGATGATAACACCGTCTAGTTTGTCCAAAATATACGACAATGACGAGTTGGCGAATCCCACAGAATGCTCTATCGCCGAGAATTCAATGTCTGGATATATCCCCAGGGCTTCCATCGTTGACATCGCTAGGTCTGTATGTTGGCCGGTATGCACATGAACGCACTCAATGTCTCTGTTTCTAAGCTCTTCGATTATAGGAAACATTTTAATAATTTCCGGCCTACATCCGCTTATTACCATTACTTTTTTATCCATAATTAAAATAACCCGACTTGCTTCTCCTCTTCCTTTTTTACTTTCGGCCTTCGAGAAACCATCTTCCACCTTCTATCACCTTTTTTTGTTACCGTTATTGACGTATCGCTTCCTTTTAGTATTTCATCAAGTTCGCTTTTCGCCAGTTCAAGTTCATCCTCTGACAATCCTGACATGCGAGCCACTTCATAGTCGTTTAGGTACATTCCGCTGTTCTTACTAAGCGCCGCAAATAGTTTCTGTGCTAAACTCTCAGTCATCGTATTCGTCCTCGTCCTGGCTATTTTTGTATATATTCGGGAATAGTTTCTTCCTATACAGTATAAGGACTTTTATCCCTCTATAGAGCTGCCTTTCTGCAACGAAATATCCAATTACCTTATCGCCTAATGAAGTTTCATCCCATAACTCAGGGCTGAAGAAATTAACCAAAGAGCTGCTGGCTGCCCAAACCAAAGTGTGTCCAATTAAAACCCAGCACCATATCGCCATTTATTTCCTCCGCCCTAGTTGCCAAGCAACTCCAAGAAGTCGTCTGGAATGTTCCCGGACACGAGCATACTATTTGCCTTTCTTTCAATCTGCTTATAGGATCTATCCCGCCCAGTAAGTTTATACCAATGTTCGGTACATTGAGTAATCCCAAGAGTGTGATACCATCTACGTAGCGTACCTTCCTCGCCTGGCGACCACAGCGGGTATTGGTATGGATCAGGTGTTTCTTCTGGAACAATAATCGTCTCTATCTCGTTCACATTTTCACCGCCTTTACTTGGTTCCCTTTAACACGGGCAATGAAATCGTCAAACCGGTATCGCTCGTTATCTACGTCGCCATACTGGATTCCCCAATGGACTGTTCGGCTGCATCTACGACCACCGTACTTTGTCCCAGCGGCTTGTAGCGCAGCTAGACGGATTGCATCCCATCGTCGAGAGCCGCGATAGCCGTAAGATCCGTGACAAATATGGGCGTGTGCTCGCATAATTACATCAGCTAGCGGTTGCCCCTCATCGTTCATCCACCATTGTTCGTTCCATGTCTTGTCTTTTTCGATTGCAGTGCCGCTTCCGTAAGGAACTGCTGAACTTCCAATGTGGTGTTTGATGTCGAACGTTACGCCATCTACATTGATGAATGGGTGATCTTTGATTACCACCGTGACTTCTTTGTTAGGGTATAGTTTTTCTGTTTCGGCTAGAACTTTTTCGGCAACTAGATCTTCCCAGTCTTCTCCTCCCCAGCTCGTATGATAATCTGTCCCACGAGAAATAACTACTTTTGGTGCTTTCCACTGCATTATGCACTTAACCGCCATGTCTCGTTGCGTAGCTAAAGATGGGGCTATAAGTTCAGTCCCGCCGCTACGCTCACCGCGCCCGTCGATGCAATCACCGTTAACAATTAGAATATCTGGAGTATCAAATTGCTTTACCAAGTCCAAATAGCGAGTCCATAAGTCCTCTTCTACATCACGCCATTTAGGATCTGGTGATAGATATTGTGTTGGCGTCAATCCGGCTCGATGGCCACAATGCATATCTGCTATACTTGCTATGCGTTTCATATTCCTCCCTTACAATGACTCTATAATTTCATCAAGAATTTCTACTTGTGATCTGCTAAAATCAAATAAGTGTTCTTCTAGCATTGATTCAGTTGTTGCGCGTATATGTGATGTTCCTGCCTCTATGATTAGCTCAACCATATCGGCTTCTTTCTGTGAATAATGTTTTCCAGATTGTTTTTCAATCTCTTCTCTAATCTTTTCCGCAATTCTCATCCAAATCTTCAACTCCGAGTATTCCCGCCGCCAATGCTGTTTCGCGAATAGTTATTCCCGCATCATGCGCCATGTCTGCAACATCTTCTAGCGCTTCAGCAAGATCAGTCAATGAGTCTGTTATTCCCGTTGCTGCAAACACATCGACCATATATTCCATTGCTGACTTCCCGTCTTCAATCGCGTCCGCAAGCATCCCGTTAATCTTTTCTTTATCCATTTTAACTCCTTCAGTCATGTCTGTCTGGCCTATCAGCGGAAAGATCGGCGGCTATTGTTTTTCTAATGCTTTTAGCCGCTTCATCCACGTCGATCATTCCATCACCACTATTATACCCCATTTCGGACCCGTTGTCAACATATCCATGCATGTGTTCAAAGAATCGCGGTTGGTGTTCTCGCAACATTGCGAACATTGCTTTGGCTAGTTCTATGTGCGCTTCCTGCGCCGACGGCATTAGCCTAACATTAAAGTAGTTCGCCCATGCCGGGATGTCACCCTGCACGAAGAAAGACGAATAGGCAGATTGTAGTATCTTCGACCTAGCAATTTCAGGCTTGTACCCTTGCTTTATTAGAGAATTATACGCTCGAATTGAGTGGTCGTTTAATTCAGTATCTTCTATTTCCGCTGAATCATACCAAAACTCAAACGGAGCTTTTTCGTTATCCTGATACCTGCGAGACTGTTTTTGAAACGCAAAACTTCTGTGCCGTAAAATCTGCTCGCCAATAAACATCGGGACTTTCAGCCTGAATGTAGCGACGCCATTAAAGCACGCGCTGGTAAAGAAAGCAGGACCCATAATGTCTGATATTGTGTTCTCGAATGTGCGTAGTGTTTTGTTGTTTCGCAGGCTTCCGCCGATTGATGTGTCATCCCAGTCACGACAGAACTCAGCGCTTGATGTAGGCCCACCGCAATGTTCTGTCATAAGTTTGTTGTATAGTTTTTTGCGATCAGTTGGTTCAGATCCATAACATTCAGACGCTACGAGCGTCACTGCTTCTTCTCGTGATTCTTGGTTTAGGTTGGCTCTGGAGAAGTCATACAGGGTAATCTTCCCTGCATTCCAAATGTCCGCTTCTGCTAACTTCTTAATGTATTTTAGATTCATAATTATTTTGGCAACCAGATAGAATCTTGGCCCTGGTAGCTACCCCCCGCATCCTTTTCTCCATATCCAGCAGACGGATATTCGCCTGCAAAGAATACCAATTGCGCTATTCCGCCGCCAACAATAAGGTTTACATTCTTGTATCTGCTTTGATTTGAAATCTCGATAACTAAGCGCCCTCGCCACCCCGCCTCTAAAGGAGACATGTTGACATGCACACCACAACGGCAATAGGTGCTTTTTCCGAAACAAATCCCCATAACATTTCTTGGAATTGAAAACTGCTCTACGGACTCAGCGAGGATGATTTCCCCAGGTTCAAGGATAATAAAGTCATCCGAGCTAAATTCTTCCCACTGAGAAGAGTTATCAGTCCCAGGGCTAATCGTTCCGCTTGTCTTTGTCTGTCGCTTAAAGTTTTCTCCAAGTGTGATATCGTACCCAAAGTACCCGTTTCCTTTGCTTGGATACCCAACCTGTTCGTCGATGAAAGGGCTAATCATTGGATCGCCAGTACTACATAATTCCTTAATCTGTTTATCGTTCAAAACGCCAAACATCTTCTTCATCTATTCCTCCGTAAATGTGAACTCTGTATTATCTTCATCAAGGCACTCAATAACAAACGGTCCGCTTACTCCGGCACTAAACCTTTCGGCGATTTCCAATGCCTTCGTTATTTTTTCTTCCGGCGTCATATCTGTGTCAAGATAGTCTTCCAATAAGGCCATTACGCCGATTGCATAGTTAAACGCGCACCCGCAAGCATCATATGGCTCAACCCGCTTGCCTATTTGGAAATCTTCGTATACTTGATAGAGTTTGCCGTTATAGCCTAAAAGGAACGTACCACCACGAATGTTATTGTTCTCTATCGTGGCATATCCTTTGCTTTTAAGGCATTCGATTAGCGCATCAGTCCAAGGTCCGCAAAGATATTCAAAATCAGTTTGCCCTACAGATTGCGCCGGAGGAGAAAACACATATCGAAGAATTTGCCCCATACGGAAACTATCAGTAAATCCAAAGATCATATCGTTTGAAATAAACACCTTTTCATCGACACGTACAGACCTATCAAATCCTTCTGTTACTCCAGCAGAATCCCCGCCAATATAGACTTTTCCGTCGCGCTCCAGCCCAACAATACAGGTGCTTGTTTGCATCATGTTATTCTCCCTTTTCTTTTAACGCATCTAAGATAATGTCCATGAAGTCATCGGCGCTATAAATATCGTATACTTCAGCGATTTCATCAATCCACTCATGGAATTTATCCCATTCTTTGTCTTCTGGTCTGTTTCCTGGGATCATGTCGTCTGTTACTCCTGGTGGTAGATTACTTAGATACATTATAGTTCCCAATCCTCTACTGTTTGCGGCGGTTCGCACCACCAAGGGAATCCCGGCTGTACATTCTCAAAGAAACAAACCTCGTTATAGTGGACAGCGATCTGTAATTCTTTGGTTGAAGACAGTCCGTATGGAATAGTTGCTGTTAAAACAACTGTGTATTCTCCAGGCTCATCGTAGTCGTGTGTTGGATTAGCACCGTATTCTTTCTTTCCGTCGCCAGTATCCCACACAAGCATCGCGTTGTCATCAGCAACGTAAGCCTTAAGGCCAACGGCGTAAATTCCGTATTCGTTTGTTGCGATCATGTTTCCGATAACCGGCGGCGTCTGCATGTTAATGCACCCCGCTAGCGTGATAATAAAAGCAAGAGCAAGTATTGCGATTGATACTTTGGTTCTCATATTGTCTCCCTTTCATGCTATGTTAAGTTTGTCGAGCAGTGCTTCTGGATCTATCTTTTCTGATCCGTCAACCATTATAACACATTTGTTACCAAAAAGCCAACTTTCGTGCTGGGCTTCTAAAAGTTGCAAGTATTCTAATGATACGCCTGTCTCCTCCTGCCTCCCACGACCGCCCATCCTTTCAAAGCATATCTCCGCACTCGTCCTTATGTATACCGTAACGTCTGAGTCGTCGCACCATCTTTCATTCAGCCAATCCCACATCTCGCAATAAAGCTCCCATTCGACATCTAGCATATCGCCAGTCTCATGCAATAACTTCGCGAATACGAATCTGTCTGAATAGATACTTCTTTCCAGAAACGTATTTGAATGGTCTGTCATTTCTAGGATTTCTGACCTTGTTTTTTGCGCGACTTAGAAATGCGGCATTCTGGAACATGTATGCAAATCGTTTTTTGTCTTTATAGAACAAGTCTAGTAGGTTCTCTGAATACTTTGTCTGCCAGATGCCTACTGGCTCCTCTATGAAAGAAGCCCTGCCTGTTTCGGCTATTGCGTTCCCAACGGTTGTCTTTCCTGACGAAATATTGCCTTCCAGAGTTATTATCATAGTCTCCCTGTTCTATTTTATAAACTTGTTGAGATTTTTCCTGCCGACATCGTATCCGTACAGATCGTGGAGTTCGTCGTGATGCTTTTTACATAATGTAACGCCGTTTGAAAGTTCTAAACGCATCTCTTCATTGTTTGCGTAGCCATCTATGTGATGTGCTCTAAGTTTCCCGCCTATTTTGCCGCACTTTTGACAAGTATGGTTATCTCTCTCGAAAACTGCTGTCCGCCACTCATAATATTCTGGGTACATCCTAGCCACAGACCGTTCTTCATCTGTGCGGGTTGGGTTCCAGTTCGGATGAAGTTCGCCAATTCTTTCCTTGCACATCTTACTAGCTGTCTCCTTTTGCAGACACCCGCAAGATTTTGTGTGGCCTCCAACAAGACTCTTTGCTGCAATCTCCTTAAAATTTCCACACGCGCATTTGCAAAGATACTTGACCACACTACCCTCTTGTTTATCAAGTCGCTTAATAGCTACAAGCCTCCCAAATTCTTTTCCAGTTAAGTCGTGCTTGGCCCAATCCGGGTGAAGTTTCCCGGCCATCGACTTACCTGTCGCACGAGCGGATTCCTTCTGAAGGCACCCACAGCTTCTGGTGTAGCCAGATCTTAGACACTTACCGCTGACAGTCTTTTCTGTGCCACAGTCACACAGCACATTCCAGTGCGCACGTCTAGATTTCACAGTATGTGAGTACGAAATGACAAGGAGTCTTCCAAATCGCTTCCCAGCCATGTCAATTCTTTTGCTCATCACTACTCTCCAATTTCAAGCTCACTCTAATCTTCTTCCTTCGCCTCTATCGACAGGCTCTCCGCTCCTCCAGCATCTTCGCTGTTATCGGGCTCCTCATTGACATCATCAGCTTTCCCAGGCAACATTTTCCCATCTACAACGTTGTCAACTAATTCATTATACTCATCATCAGACAATTCTGGCAATCCGTATGATCCTAAGATGCTGTTCAAAATAGGCTTGTTAGAAGATATGTGGAATGATGCAAATGCAAGTGCGCGGACCATTTCGGCCAATTCTGCATATGACGGAACTTTTGGCATGACCGGGACTATTTCTGGATAATACTCCAAGTTTCTAAATTCCTCATTCACCATCATTAGCTTCGGTATTAAGTGCGAATTAATCACGCCAGCAATTAGTCTAAGCCATCCTGAGATAGCGATGTTTAGAGCGTCCTGCTTCGACCGGGCAAGCGCAAACGAGCCCACATTAGCGTGTCCAAGCAATATAAAGTCAGTCAAACACGTTGATGCCATCTCTGCCTTTAACCTCTCAATGATTTTATCGGTATCAAATGTTTTTTTGCCCGGTGATGCCATAAGCGTAACATCATACAATTCCGGGTTTTGCGGATCGAACGGGAGAATTAAGCCATCCATCTCGTCCACTCGCAAATTAGATATGAGGTTTTTCCAGTTCTGCAACTCTGTGGCGAATTCGGAGTTTGTGAGTAATTCTGCCGGTACTCTCACTTTTGGAATTCCAGTTAGGTCTCGTTCGCAACCAATGCCTTCAATCTCCCGGAAGTTTCTAAGGAAAAACCACGAAGTGTACGCGCCAGATAGAATAGAATTTCCTTCTGGGTTGTCTATATTCTCTTCCGTTCTAAACAACAGGCACTTTTCAATGGGCAGCCATATTTCCTTGTCTCCCTGCACATCGTGCTGAACCGCACCATGCACGCCACCATGCGAATCAAATTTCCACTCATCTATTGTAAGTTGAGAACGCCCAGCTAGCTTCTTGAGCCCTATGCGTCCATCATTATACTCAGATGGCGTCTTCGAGTAACGACCGTTTCTCTGTTTATAGCATATCTCCCTGTAGTCAAATCCATACTGCATCATACTACAAATGCCAGAAACAGTGCTGGTCCAAGACCTAGACATGTCGTTTAGTGCCTCGTCGACAAATTGAGCTGCTTTTTTGCCATCTTCGGAAGAGTCTTCCTTATGAGGCCTTGTATCCCAAGTAGCAGCCTGTATTATTTGTCTGATGGCGAATAACAGAGCGCTAATTGTAGGATCAGTACCCATCTGTTTGAATACTCTACGACCAGCGATGCCGCGAAGTTCTGGCAAGAATTGCTCAGTAACCTTGCCTCCCCATCTGCTTAAGCCCGAAACTCCAAGCTCCTTCATAATCTTCCTTGGCCGCGCCTTCTCTACATCCTTACTCGTCATCTCTTATGAATGCTCCTTTTACTGTATTTTTGTTTTCGCCGCCTATTCATATTATTATACACTATTTCCTTTCATTTGTCAAGTGCTTTAAGGGCTTTCAGTTACGGTATTTGTTTCGTCGCCCACTTCCCAAGATTAAGTTGTTATCACCTTGAATTCCACTACCCAAACCCACGGATTTACGTCCCATCCGAATCCACGCTTGGCGTTGATGGAGTCCCAGAGTTCCTCGAATGCGAGAGGTAGGCCCAATTCTCTTTCCTCCGATCTCATTACCTCGATGCCTCCGTATTCAAATACCAACCCCTCTCTTTCGATGTCGCCCACAGAGATATCCCGCACTCGTTCAACGCGAACGTCTACGGTCTCAAGCAGGATGCGTGATGCCCAGCGAGGCATGTGGATTGAGGGCTTCCAAGGTCCAGACTGATCTGGGTTTCCACTCTTCCATTGAACTGCATCGCCGTAAGATATACCCATTCTAGGAATTCCGCCACCCTTTAATGAATCATCTGGTTTCCATGCCTCTCTTACCCAAAGCCTGTCTCCAATCTGTCCGTATGGATTCTTGAAATCATACTCTGTCCCAGATCCTTCCCCAATAAATGCAACGTGGCTAAGGTCTTCGTGCATACCCACATAACGCAATCCAGAGTGGGCTAGTATTCCAGTTTTAACAACCCGTCGCGTTTGTGTCTTCCTTCCGTCTAATACGGCTCTAACCATCTCTCCGTTGAATAGTATTGCTCTCTCTTTCATGTTATCCCCCTTTTAACATCTCAGTTACGGTATTGGTTTCGTCGCTCACTTTTTCTAATTACATTACTATTCATTGGCAGTCTGGATCTCTGCCCAGTGGCTACAGTCAGTAGCAAATTTAACGAATTGCCCTGCTATGATCCGATAGGCTGGTGTTACAACATGAGATAGGCACAGACATTGCTTGTCTTTCAATCTTTCGTCTGGCAACCGTTCGGTTACAGGGATAAAATCAAGCGTCACTATGATATGGTCGCTTACAAACTTATCAACGTAATGACTGCCATCCAAAGGAACGTTTATACAATCAGGCTTGATGTCTTTCTGTGTCGCTCTCTCTTTCACGTTATCTCCCTTTTAACAGCTTCAATTAGTGTGGCGTTTGTTCTCGCCGCATTTCTACAGGTTTGTCAAACCCTCTAACTGCTTTCAATTATGGTTTTGTTTCAACGCCGTTTTCCAACGATTCAACTGTTCCTATCAACAACCGCTCAGTAAATTTCCTAACCAGCAGCTATCAGTGTGTCCGTCATCCTCAAACTCTTGACACACTTGGCAATATCGCTCATCATATTCAGGATCGTTTATCCACTCAATCTCTCGCAGCTTTTCGATGTCAACCAACGCCTTTTCGATCAACTCATCTGGATCTTTCCACACATCCCCGCCTAACAATAGTGCGAGCACTGAATCAGTATCAATCGTTCTCCCCTTATCCACTTTTACTCCTCTTTGTCAAACACTTCCGACGCTTTCCCTTTCCCATAATACATAAACGCGCACAACAAATCCCACGCCGCCTTCCCCCACAATATCTTTGCCCATGTTGGGAATCCAGCGTTAAATGCAATAAATCCAGCGCATAGAAAAACAGCGCACAATGTTTCTTCTATCAACCCTCTGTGTGTGTCAGTGTTCATATTTATTCTCCTTCTTAGTTTTCTAAGTTCGCGGTAATATCCTTTTGCGAATTTTTCATCCCGCAACATCTTCTCTAGGTATTCTTTATGTGTTTTCACGCCGACATCTCGCTCGCATCCATTTTGCAGCCCTGTATACCCGCTCTATTACCCAAAGTACCGCTGGCGGAATAACAACTAGTGGCCAAATTATAATCATAGCCCAATATTCTTGCATACGATCACGGCGATAATCACACGCCCACCAGTTTACCACCATCCCAATACCTAAATATCCAATAATCAAAAGCACTATTCCCCATGTAGGCATTTATTCCTCCCTTTTGCTATTTGTTTTCGCGGCGCTAATAACTTCCGTCCATTTTTCTTTGCGGAACTGGGTACGAAATGCCAGAGCGTGTAATTTTTGCTCCGTCTTTAGTCAGCAAGTCAACAGTTGTGAGTCCGATTATATACCGTGGATACTGTGGCCCATTGTGATAATAGGTTCAACGTCAATGTCGATATATGTAACTTCTAAGTCATTTTCTTTTTTCCACGCAGTAATTGTGTTTGCAACTGCTTTTGTAATAGCGCACTCTAGTTTTCCCTTGGCCTTTAGCAGCTTATTTACTTTAGCGTTGTCCATAATTTACTCTCCTTTCAAGAATAAGTCTATTGCGTTCATCGCTTTTGCGTTAGACTCGTCAAAGCAAGACTCATCTGATATGCGTTGCAGCAGATTCCTCATCTCATCGTTCTCTTTTTTGAGGGTTCCAATTTCAAGTTTTATACCAAACCCTGTTTCTTTGTTGTTAGGTATCCAGTATTCGCACATCATACAATTCACTCCACCAGCAATGCTGACGCCTATACCGTGCTTACATTCGCCTACGTGTTCTGCTGGTTCAACTGGAAATGGTTTACCAAACGGACTTTTGTATTCATTGCCAGAAAACATTGCGTCAATTGCGATAGCTATGTCTTTCTCCAATGGTTCTCCGTTAGCGTAATCGTTATACGTCTTATTCACTGGCATTAACGAGTCATTTAATTCTACGCTACCATTCACATCACCGACATACAAGTGAGTAGATCTATCGGCATACGCCTCTGCCTCAGTTCTCATTATTCCTCCCTTCATATTCTATAATTTCATCAATATAAGGACAATTATCAGGGTATTCGGTTATATGCATAGAAGGCCCGATTAGCAGACACGACACGGCTTTCGCGTCCTGCATTCCATATCCAGCGGTTCTGTATTCGCTACACATGTGTTTGCATCCTTTAAATTCGCAAAATTCGTCGAAGTTTTTTGGCCACATAATGTCTCCTTTTGGTGACGCGGCTACGTGCCGTTAATCTAACTTGCGCCTGGCAGCGGACACCGTAACCGCGCCTGCTTTTTGACCTCCCCAACTAGCCTTGTCGCCTCCTGCGCCATAGGGCATTATCATCGGCTTTAACTACGGCAGAACCCCCTGGGCTCTTGTCATCGGGGAGGAACCTTTTCAAAACCAGTATACACCACTTTCAGTACGTTGTCAAGTGTTCGGATTTTCTTAATAGCTCAACTTACAATTGTTTCTTGCGTCTATACGATACGGATGGAATGGCTTCCATTTCAAATGCCGTGCATCCCACCTCTACATCATCAAATCCCATAGACTCGGATTTAAGGGATATCGGCCCACATACGCCAAAGAACGCATCGCCCAGCTTGTAGACGACAGTTCCAATGACGTACCAACGGTGCTCGTCACGATCCACTGTCGCCACTTCCTCGGCATCGTCCATATCAATTTCATCTTCTACCCAATGAGGTGAGCAGATGCCTGCTTCGTTGATCTCGTTCACTATAGTTTGAACTGTCTTCATTTTTCCTCCAGTTATCTGTTTTAGCCATTATACGCCGATTCTGTCGCTTTGTCAAGTGTCTTCTATGGGGTTTGTGTTTCCATCCAAGTTTTCATGAATCGGATAGTTCTTTTCAGTTACGGATTAAAATAATCGTTGCGCTTTGTCTTTGATTGTGTCTTCTATTCGTTTCTTCGCTATTTCGTAGTACTTCTCGTCCTTTTCGATTAGGATGAAGTTGCGGTTTGTGTTTATTGCGGCGATTCCGGTTGTGCCTGAACCACAAGCAAAGTCCAATACCGTATCGCTTTCATGGGTGTATGTCTTGATTAGATATTCCATTAACGCTACTGGCTTTTGGGTTGGGTGAAAACAATTTTTACCATAATTGTCGGCCGATATTTCCAGCAAAACTCTTGGGTAATTGGTTTTTTCTTGCATGTAATCGTCCTTTTTTACCTCTGTAGACAGGCCAGAAGAACCACTTTTGTTACCACCAAGTTTCTTTGTGCACTCTACTAAACCTTGAGGATAATACACCCCAGCGTTAAAAACAATAATGTCTTCTGTGTTTCGTAATGGCTGTTTTTTTGCCATAGCGGGATTAGACACGCGCTTCTTGTTCCAAACCCAGCAATACTTAAATGCCTTCATGTTGCTAGAAATTAACGCAGTTGTAAACGGCTGGCTTGCAGTCATCATAATTGCGCCGTTAGGTTTAATGATACGCTTGAGATGTTCCCACATAGGCTCAAAAGGAATAACTGTATCCCATTTGCATTGGACTGTTCCGTATGGCGGATCTGCTAAAATCAAATCAATAGAACAATCGTCTATGTCTTTCATAACTTCAAGGCAGTCGCCTTTGTATATTTTGTTAATCTCAAGCATTTTCTCTCCTTTCTTCCACGAACTTTGCCAAAAGGTATTCTTTTTCTGACAGGTATTTTAGTATATGCCCGCACTTTGAACATTTAAGCGCGTGCACATACCTGTGAGGCTCATACATGCCCATATATCTCAATACCCTATCAAGCGCATACTCATGTTCGCACTCAAGGAATTCAATCCTTAATCGCAAGTCGGTTATTTCTTTTTCTATCGTATTTACGGTATCTCTTAATCTCATACTACCCTCCCCCGCTATATGTTTTTATTTACGACGCCACCACTATATAATTGCCACGATAAGTTCGACAATAGAAATGCCTCCCCCTAAAACTGCAACAATCATTGTAATCTCATTCATTGTAATGATGTATTCTTCTTTGGCCAATCCGCACTCAACCGAAACAATACTAGCTAGCGCGGCAATAACGGCGTAACAACATATAGCAAGTCCTATCATTTTTGCCCCTCTTGGTTATTGACCGTTTTTACCACGAATACATCCTCTAACTGCTCGGCTGTTACCGACGGGTGTTTGAGCAATGCATGGTAAAGTTGTTTACTCATGTGAAGTTTCACCCCCGGGCGCAATCCCACATCTTTGCGTTGCCGGAATATTTCTTTTTGGGCCTCATCACATGGGGATATCCCTACAGATGTATCTTTATCCGTCCAGCTTGTTACAGTGTCTTCGTTCATTCTTGCTCCTTCTTGTCTTCTATGAATTTTACAACCCCATTCTAACACAACGATTTAGCTTTGTCAAGTGTCTTCTATCAGATTATTAATTGCATCTGACAGAAATGCGTTGTGCCAAAGAACTATGTGTTCGCAGCCTTTCTGCGCCTCTAATTCATCTATCCACGTATCCCACATCTTATCCAATAAAGCCACAAAGCCCTGATCGCTTCCGCGCTTCTTATATCGTTCAATGTATTCATTTTTGCATTCTCGGCAAGGATAAACAAGTGTAAATGGCAAGTGTTCACGCACAAGTTCTTCTCTTACGTCGGAATGTGTGCTTATCAGTATAATATCTGCTTTGTCAAGATTTTGTTTAATGTGCTCGATATAGTTTTGTGGAAAATCGCTCTTGTCGAATGTGCTACTATCGCTGTCTAATACTGTTTTGCCGCTATTTGTATATAGCCATGTTTTGCCGCACCCAGGGAATGCTGACACTAATAGTGCTTTATTTTGTTTCTTTTCAGTTACGACAAGGCCGTTCTTTTCCGCTGTGCGCCTAAAAAGATTATCGTATCGCCCAGATACTGAAGCTCTAATAGGGTCTGTATTTGTGATGTATCCACTGGAAAAATACGAGCGGTTTTTGGGAGGGATAGTTGATGGGCCGTTACGTAACTGCGGTCTTTGTGTTGTTTTGGTAGTTGAGTCCTTAGTTTTTAAAGGAGGGACAGCGGCTATGCCGCGTTTTTCTTTCTTTTCCTTTGTTCCGATTTCCTTTTCTTTCTTAGTTTTCTTAATTACTCTGTTTTCTTCTTCTGCCACATTTGACCGACTGCTATCGGTCACATTTGACCGGTCATTGCCGGGTGATTGTTTCTTGCCAGAAGACTCTATTGGATTCCCTGGTTGTTTTAAATCTTGTGGAACATACAATGTGTATTCGTTAGTCTCGTCAAACCCGCGATGCTTAATACTAACAAGTCCCAATTCCTCTAATTCCTTAATTGCCCTAAATACCGTTGACTTTGACATGTGTATAGTCTCTGCTAGTTTTTCCATTCCAGGGAATATCCTGCCGTTAATACGGAAATGGAATGAATGCAACGCAACCCACAATCTGAATGCTCGATTAGATATATCTGGATGGCTTAATATCGAGTTTGGAACAGAAGTGAAATCATGCATCTTTGCTAGCCAGTCTGAAAGAACTATTTTCCCGCCGTTGTTACTCATCTAATCCTCCGTGATTTTTCATCGATTGCACGAAGTACCACGGAGGTTTTATGGCGTTAGCCAACTCCGTGCAACCAATGTTTATTTCAAACGAATAGCAGCGCCCCGGATAGTGAACGGGATTTGGGCTTTGATTGCCCCCGAAACGCTGCAAATTTTGTGACTTCCTTTTGGTGTTCACTATGAAACTATTATACACTATTCTCCCGCATCTGTCAAGGCGATTCAAGTCGGCCTTTCCACACGTTCCAATTATACCACCACTCACTACAAATTACAAGGGCTTGACTTTCTTCTCCGAATGCAGTATAATCATTTCGATGGCTGAGAATCCGACGGCTAAGCCAGTAACCGCTATCGAATGTGCTGCCTGACTGCAAACCTTAATCGGCGAACAGGCTATGACTTAGGCGAGTTGACAGAAATTCGCAAGATCTGGCCAGCCATCAAATTGACTTTCTATCTTGAATAGTGTATGCTTGTGAAACGCTCGAAAAGGAGAAATTATGGATAAAAAACGAGAATGGGTTGTCAACAATTCAGGACACGTCGGTTGGATAGATGGTAAGTATTTTCATACGCCAAGCTATATGACCTCAGATAAGCAAAACCTAAGACCGGCGACGGAAGACGAGATCGCAGTGACCGTAAAAGAAATAGCGCGAAGAGACGAGGACCGCAAGAAACGACAGGAAAAAGAACAAGCAATTCTGGATATGGTTGGCGTAGGTCTGACAAGCGATGACTTCTGTAGATTCAGAAGCGCATTCGTAGAGGATGGCTGTGTATGTGTTTGTACAAGAGAAAACGGAGTTGGCGGATTTAGCAACGATGCGGTCAAGAAAGCAGGCGATATGCTTGTCAATAGAGAGAATGATGATGGCGACAGCACCTACGCCTACTATACATTCAAAAAAGGAGAAACCCATGAAAACTGAAGCGATTAAGAGGTGCATAGATAATGGGTCTGATGTTCGTGATGCACTTGAAGCGCAGGTTGAGTTGTATGCGATTGAGGCGGAGTTTGATAAGGCGGAGGATATCCGCAAAACGGTGATTGAGGAGTGCGAAGAAGTTATGTCTATGGCTTGGGCAAAACAGCAATTTGAGCCATTCCCAGACGCAGACGCAGCGCTTACTCACTGCCACATCAGAATACGTGCGCTATCAGAGGAGAAATCATGAGCAACGCAGCGAAAGACTGGCAGTACGATAAGAATTATGACGATTATTCTCCGCTTGACTTTTGAGTAAGAACAGTGTATAATGGTACAAATGGGAGGTGGGAACATGAAATACAGACTCGTCCGCAAGGGAGATAAATATGGCGCACAATTTAAGGGACGTTTTTGGTGGTGGTATGGATTGTTTGTAGATAACTCTAGTTGGTGTCTTCCATACAAGCCAACGATTAGGTGGGTAACTAAGGAAAGAGCTTGTGATTGTATCGAAACTTGGAAAGAAGACGAAAGGTTGAAGAAGGAACTAAACGAGTTTAATCGCTTGCCGGAGATTGTTTGCGAGCAAGACGATCAGTGTAAAGGAGAGTGAAAATGACCTACGAAGACGCAAAGATTATTTGTCATGTGCGATCAGCTATTAGGCGGGAATCAAATCCAGACAAAAAGTATTGGAAGAATCACACTATTATGCTTGATATAAGAGTGCCGAAAGAAGATAAGATGGCGGTTGATTGGGAAGAGTACGATCCGCGAGATCACGAAGAATGCTCGGCATACAATGAGATGCCAGCATAACAAGGAGAGTAAAAATGGAAATCACATTTAATGCAACCTATTACGCGACAAAAACTGACAATGAACTAGACTCACTTGTAGCAGAGGCTTCCGGCCTTGAACTTAGGAGTCTTGCAGGTGAAGGCGGATGGGTAGATAAGGATGGAGCATTATGTCATTTACAGACCGAGTTCTGCCCGACAAGTAATGCTAATTTTGCATTGGAGCTTTTACGCGAAGTTTCAGCAGATGGCAATGGATTGGCCATCAATACCGCCGACGTAAATACAAAAACACCAGGGATACTGATTGGAGGATTTCCATTCGACGGCGAAAACGAGATTCCTATTATGTTTACTGAAATCGAAGATATAAATGATTTCGGCGAATTTAGGAAGAACTTGCTGAGAAGTATTTGTATATTCTACGTGATGTACAAAAACTCAAGGGAGGAATAATGGGAGGTTGCGATGGTTATTTCTGCGCTAATTATCAAGGACGAGCTGCGAGGTTTGACCACGTAATAAATCAATTTAACCTAAAGCCTGGGTGCCTTATCAACATAATGGACGGAGCAATGGTTGTCGGCAGATGCAAAGATTGCGTATGGTGGGATGACAGCAACACTCTTGCTAGCGCAGTAAGCGGCAAGCGCGTTAAGAGCAGTTGCGATTGGGGAAAGTGTGTTAGAGTTCGAGAAGAAGATACGTTAATGGATGATGAGGAGTACGGCGTAGTTGACACCAATGCTTTCTTCGGGTGTGTTATGTGGGAGTCAAATGAATAAAAACATACTAGACGATAGACTGTTCAGTATAGAACAGATCAAAGCTGCGTTCTGGGATAATTTTCACAGGGCTGGTGAAGTATGGTTTGATTATTTAGGCGATGCAGAGAACGACGCAGACAGCACAGATTGCCACTGGCAAGATTTTCTAGATACGTTGGAACGGCTAGGTGATAATAGTGAGTAAGAATGTAATAGAGTGGGTGCGCGATGAAGTAAAAGAGTTTGTTAACAAGCAGTCTGTTGGTGAGCTGTTATCAGATACTACAGAAAAGTATAAGAACATGGAAGGCGATCTAATTGATTCTCTCCTACGAGCTATGAGCTTTATGAAGGAGAGTACTATAGGAGAACCACTTCCTTTGGATGACTTATTCTCAGTTATAACAGATGTTATGCTTATTGGCGACAATCCATACGAATCCAATGATTTCATTCAATCCCTAATGGAAAAGTATGAGCTAGAGGTTGCTAAGTACAAAGCCGCGAACTCAAATGAAGTAACTGATGAAACACAGTTTGGAAAGCAAATCGACGGAATGCATGTAAGCGAACTTATCCTAGCAATAGCAAGAGCGCACGGAATATCAATATACGATAAAGAATGGCCTTGTTATTACTTCGCAACTGAAATGTTTGCAATGACAATAGACGAACTCAACAATTTCACAAAAGTAGAAATTGACAGAGACCAAGACATAGCATGGCCAGTAACATGTAAGAATGGATGCGGAAAGGGAGAAACACCAGTCCTTGAGCCGATTCTAGACTATAGCGATATTACCCGCGCACTGTTACTTGTGTCCGACTTGAAACCGCAGGGATTCAGATTATCAACAAGGGAGTCGCTAGTAGACGGAGCGTATACATGTTCGTTCACTAAAGACGAAACAGTATATTCTGGACACTCCAAGCGGCTGCCAATTGCAATAAGTAAAGCTTATCTTAAAGTACTTCTATTTGAGTTAAATCCAGATGCAATAAAAAGAGTATTTGACGATCTGGGTAAAGGAGAGTGAGGACATGACAAAATACCGAATAGTCAAAAAAGGGAGACAAGTACAGTCCTGAATGTAAGTCATTTTTGTTTTGGGACAACTGTGAATCTGGATGGATGTCTAAGGAGGCCGCATGTGATCTTATAAACGCGTGGAAAGCTATTGATAAATTTAGATCGTCAAAAAAGACATATCACGGGCCAGAAAACATTTGTTAAAGGAGAGTGTTCCCAGATGATGAAACAAGAGTCGATAATGACAATGTGGGAGAAGTTATTCCTGTATGAAGCGGTGCTAATTCAAAAATACGGAATGGAAGACTATAAGGAGAAGGTTGTCTTTGTAATCACACAAAAGCCTGCTGAAAATTGTAAGCGCTGCTTCGGACGTGGGTATACTGGAAGATATATTGCAGTGGATAGGGTAACTCCGTGTGGGTGCGTAAAAGGATTTAGGCTGCAAGAAGTAGATACGCTTGAAAAAGATAGTATTGCGATGGATTTCGACGGGAATGTTTATGTTGCGGAAGGAGAGCGTGATGGAAGCTAAAGAAACGAAAGCTATCTATGACTATTACGGCGCTGAAAAGTTCTGGGAAGGATTAACTGAAACAGAACAGATACAAGCGGCTGTTGTTGTATTCCGCACGTTAGTTGACCACGCACAAACTGAATCTACGTTCCGGCATATGCTTTATAGCGAATTTGGATGGAGTGCAAAAGCATACTCGGCGATATACGCGGCTGGCGGAATGGTAATACATAATATGCTTTATGAGGCGGCGGAAAACAAAAATGAATAGAAAAGAAATAAACGCAATGACAGATGAGGAGTTGTGTGTTAAGGCGGCAGAGCTTAGTGGATGGGAAGACGTTGCTGTTCGTTTGGTAAATAACCTGATTATGGAAGACGTTATGTTTGAAGCAGTTTGCGGGAAGCCCGATAGTGGCCCAGAGCAAGAGTGCGGGGGCTGGCTAGTTGGCGATGGCGAAAATATGTTTGACGTTGTAGACGATTATCCTAACTGCATTACTGCCTCGTGGAAACTAACTAACTACGTTCCGGGATGCCGCTGGTCAGTATATGAACTTGATGAAGGCGGATGGGCTGCTGTTGTAATGGGAAAGATTGAGCCAATAAACGGTCATGCTACATGGGATGTTGTAGCTGAAAGCGGACCAGACACAGCGCCAAGAGCAATAACAAAAGCGTTTATAATGGCAATGGAGAACGAATAGATGCCAATTTACCGGTTTAAGTGTACTAAATGTAATAAAGAATTCAAAGGAACATACAAAGTAAATGAAACTAAAGTAGAGTGCCCTGAATGTAAGTCGAATGAAACAGAACGATTGATATCGAGGAATGTTGGGATTACATACGTGGGAAGGGGTTATACGAAAGCATTAAAGAAAGCTAAGAAATCGGCGAAGGAAATAGTGGAGGGTAATAATGGGTGATAGGAAGTCGTTAGAAAAGACGTTAGCACAAATCAAGAAAACATACGGCGAGGGTAGCGTAATGTGGATGGCTGGCGAGCATCCAATTAAGAAGATTGAGGTTGTTCCCACCGGATCTTTGGCGTTAGACATTGCATTGGGCGCAGGGGGGTTTCCAAAAGGACGGATAATCGAAATATTCGGAAATGAGGCGTGCGGGAAATGCCTAACTGCCGACACTTATGTGTGGACAGACGCTGGGTTAGAGACTATATCAGAGCTTTTTGACAGGGCAGGAGAACCGGCAACATGTACTTCCAGAACAACAGACGTATCTGGTAAAAATATACAGATGGTTAACGAGAATGGCGCTCTAGAAAATATATCTGTTATAACGCATAATAATAGACGAAGTGTATTTAGTGTAAAATTACGTTCTGGAAGAACGATAACAGCTACGCAGAATCACCCTTTGCGAGTGATAGATTCTTCTGGGTTCATTGTGTGGCGCAAGGTTGGGGACATAAAAAAAGGAGATATGGTAGTTTCAGCATTGTTTGGGGCGACTGAATCAAAGACAGATGAAAATATAAGCTTAGACGAGGCGCTCTTGCTAGGACATTTGATTGCCGAGGGGCACATAGCTGGGAAAAACACACTTAGGTTCTCAAAGCAGGACCCGCAAATTACGGCTGAATTTACTAGTTTAATGGAAAACCTATTTGGGGCAGAAGTTCACCACTACCACGGAAAAGAACACGCAGTTTATAGCAAAAAAATACGCACAGAAGTATATGATAGATATGGGTTGGACTATGTGACTTCTCATTATAAGTCAGTCCCTCACTGTGTCAGGACTGGCGGGATAAATGTACAGGCCGCATTCTTGTCTGCGCTGTTTGATGGTGACGGGTGCATGGAGAAATGCTCATCAGTTAGCTACTCGTCGTCATCGAAAGTTCTTGCACACGAAATTCAGTTGTTACTGTATGGGTTTGGGATATCAGCTACAATCGCACCAAAATATGCTAAGGGATATGACCATACTTATTGGGTTCTACTTGTAAATCCCGCGTCAACTCATAGATTTTTAGAGAGGATTGGGTTTAGGTCAGATAGAAGGGCAAAGCAAGTTGAGGATAACTTTAGGAGATCAACATATGATCCGCGATCAGAGAACATACCGAATATATATGGGCTTGTTAGGGCGTTGCGGGACGACTGTGGCGGAGACAGAGAATTTGGCGATATAGCAGGAGATTTGATAATACAAAAAACTAACTTAGAGTGTTCAAAGCAAAGATTGGCAAAAATAATTGATTGGGCGTATAACATTGGAAGGCCGTTGCCGCAAACGAGCATATCCATTATTTCATATCTTACACATTTGCTAGATAGTGAATATACGTATGAAGAGGTTGTAGATGTAACGAGTGCTGGTCAACAACCCACTTTTGACGTTGTAGTCCCAGAGACACACAGTTTTATTGCTAACGGGATACTATCGCACAATACAAGCCTTTGCCTGCATTCCGTTGCGGAAGCACAAAAACGAGGGATGACGGCCGCATATATTGATACTGAGCATTCGCTGGACGCGGAGTATAGCAAAACTCTTGGTGTTAACTTAGAAAATATGTTAATATGTCAACCTTCAAGCGGGGAGGAAGCACTTGAGATTGCTGAACAGCTAATTCGCGGCGGTGACATTGGAATAGTTATAATCGATTCAGTGGCAGCACTTGTTAGCCGTGCCGAGTTAGCCGGAGAAATTGGAGATGCTCACGTGGGTCAACAAGCGCGGCTCATGAGTCAGGCTTGTCGCATATTATCTGGAGCTATAGCTAAATCTAATACAATGGTTGTGTTCACAAATCAATTACGGAGCGCTATCGGCGGTGGTGGATTTGGCCCTCGATCAGTTACGTCTGGGGGCCGGGCCTTAAAATATTACACCAGCGTTCGCGTAAAAATGTTCAACCACGGCAAAATTGAGGACGGAGACAACCGTATTGGTGGTCACATAACGGCAGAAATCGTCAAAAACAAGATCGCATCGCCGTACAAAAAGGCCGAGCTGGATATTATTTACGGAAAGGGCATTGTCAGATCCAACGATTTAATCAATTCCGGCAAAAGTACTGGAGTTATAACACAGAGTGGTTCTTGGCTTGCGTTTGGAGAAGAAAACATTGGACAGGGGGTAAATAAGGCAGCTAAGGCAATCGAAGAGGACGGAGAATTAGCAAACAAAATCGAGGATGCCATCAGGGAAAAAGCTGGATTGCCACCTAGATTTATAGCGAACACGGAAGAAGATGAAGTAAAGGAGGATTAAATGAATCAACTAATTGAAGGCGACAAAGTCACACTTGACATTGTAAACATTCCAGGGGATTCTCTTGGCGATGTTTGCGCGACCAACAACGGTATCGACATAAAAGATCTATTCCAAGTCCTACTAGATGTCCAAGAACTATCTCAAATAGAATTACGCGGATATGCACGAGGCGAGGATGGTCATTTTATTAAAATCGTCGATCTAGACGAAGATGATTATCCAGAGCTTGTTAGCGCAAAGGAAGTTACTAGGAAGTTTGTTGTCTCTGGCAAACTCGAACTAGTTCTAGAAAAAGAGATTACTGATTAAGGGGAGATTATGCCGAACACTGCCGATAAGAATGTTAAGCTGGCTTATAAAATACTAGACTACATTGCACGTTGCGAGGAGCGCGAAGTTGATCTAACATCAAAGCGGGTAGTGAACGCTGTTGCGAAGATTATTGATGAGTTTGACGGTCGCGAAACAGTGGAGTTAAAGCACATGAGCCAAAATTCCGGCCATCTAAGGGGCATTACAAGTTTGCAGAAGAAGTAACGAATTCCCTTGACTTTTCGGCGACATTGGTGTATAATGATGTTGTGGTGGATACGTGGGCCTGCTGGATAGGCCGCAATAGCGGTCGAAGGTATGATGGGGATAATCCCTGGACTGGCTTCTTACGAAGTTGCCTGACAGCCACGTATCCACACAACTTAAAATCTTAGGGAGGAACAAATGGGAATAGTTAATTTGAACGAAATTGGCACGATTAATCATTTTGAGTTCGCTGATAATATTTATGAGGGATGCCAGACTCTTGGTGTTTCTATGGATTGTTTCGCTGAAATTGATAATGCTGAATCTCACTCAGCAGTCGGAAGCGAAGCATTTATAGAAATAGATGACGAGGCTTATTTTGGTGAAGTTCTTAGCGCTACGTTTGATGAAAAGTGCGACGAATTGAGCGTTTTGATTAAGTTGATTAGTTTGGACGAATAACGTAACAAAATGACGGTTGTGTTACATAAGGAGGAAGGATGGCAACATACCACAGCGTTCCAATGATGGGCGGCGAGATGACTGAATACACGACTATCGAGTTCGGCTATTTCAACTATGACGACGGTGTGTTCACTCAGGTTGTGCTGACCGAGGAAGAGAAGGGGTACGAGGAGTTCTACTGGTCGATCAAGCTGTGATGTACGAGGAGGGGAGATGATGAATAAAGCCGAGTGGAATGAGATGGCGGAAGTGGACAAAAATCTTCTGGTGGCAGAAATGTTTCGCGGATGGACAAGGCCAGCCGTTACTTCGCATGCAGAGTGTGCTGAGAACTCAGACGAAATGTTATGGAGGAATGCGAAAGGACACGCTACAGGAACGCAGTTCGTACCTAAGTCAACTACAGACCGCAACGCATGTGTTTTGGTGCTGAGCGCGATTAGGGAAAGCGGTGAAGATGTTACAGTACGGATGCTGAACATGATAGCGCACGAAGCCGGGTTAAAAGGGCACTGTGCGCAAGAAACGCTATGGGATGGTCTTGTAGTTGACGCTGACTTAATCTGTTACTGCGCTGTGAAGGCAGTCGAAGAAGAGTAACGCAACAAAAGAGCTAAAAGCATACATAACGGAGGTCTTTATGGAAGACAACGAGCCTGGATTGTTTATAGATCTAAAATGTGTTTTGCCGCTTGAGTACGATAGAATAGCATTAAGGCGTGCGTTAAAGCACAAAGAACGATGGCTTGGGTACTTTATGGACGATGTAAAGGAAGAGGGAGTTAGGGATCTTATTGAGGACCTTGCTCTAAATTTGCGAGTTTGTAAGGAAAAACTTGCAATAGAAGAAAAATCGCACGCTGAAACTAGATTTGAAAAAGACATCCTACAGGGATTGATTGAAAAGAACAACGGCGATGTAGAGGACTATAAATATGAGTAATCTACAGTGTTGGGGAGTGTTTGCTATTGCAGTGCTTGTTGTTATCGCTTTTGTTCGCGGGAGAGACATTAAATGAAAACACTTGACTTTATCGAACGGTTGTAGTATAATTATTGTGTGGCTGCACGTATAGGCATAGGTGGAAAAAACAGCGCAGGCGGGAGACACGCGACCCTATACATCGCGCTCGCCGAAGATCGATGCCCCAGCCAGTACCGACTGTAACGGTGGTTCCGCGGGTATGAGACTGCGAGTAATCTGGCCAGCCGCATTAACAAAGGGAGATAACATGAAACTAGGTGGATATTCACACTGCCATGGATACGAGACAAGGTTCGACGAAGATTCAGGAGAATGGGTTTACGCCAATGACCTGTCGTCAATATCGAATGAACGGCCATGTCAAAGATGTGGTATGTTTAGCACAATAGATGGGCATGATGCGTGCCTAGCAAATCTCCCTGGTGTTATTAACGCGTGTTGTGGGCATGGCGTTCTAGATAAGGACAACTATCCTTACGTGATGTTCGTAGACAAAACGACACTGCGTGGAGAGAAAGCCTCTGAGTGGATTAAAGAAAACAATGGAGAATAATGAAAGACGGCGAAAAACATAATAGAGACTGGGTTAAGGACTTCAAGCATAAGACAGGGCATCATATAAATACGTGCAGAGCATGTGGAAAAACATTCAGGGGATTGAAAAGACGACATATCTGCCATGAATGCATACATAGCAATAGGAGTGGAAAATAATATGGAACGATTTGTATATTTGGCGCGAATCACGAAATGTGTTGATGGAGATACCGTGGATGCAGAAATTTCGCTTGGTTGCAATGTATACATTACAGAGCGATGCAGGTTATTTGGTATCAACACGAAGGAAACGTATGGAGTGAAAAAAGACTCAGAAGAGTACAAAGAAGGTATGATCGCCAAAGAATGGCTGCAAAACAGAATAGAAGGCAAGGAAGTAATGATACGCACGCATAAGGACAAGAAAGGAAAGTACGGAAGATACTTGGCAGAAATATTCATCGGCGAAAAATCAATCAACAATGAAATGGTTGAAAAAGGGCTAGCAGTAGAATATGATGGAGGGAAGCGGTGAATGAACTTAATTGAGATGTTAGAGGAAAAACAATTGCCATTCTGGAATTACGCGGGGATGACAGGGATTGCCGAGTGGTACAGCCCCGAACACGAAGCGGTGATTAAAGATAGGATTAGGCGAACAACTAAAGCTAACGATATTGAAGGCAACACAATGAAGTATTGTCATTGTTGCGAAGTTGGAATCGGCGTTATGAACCATTCAACCTACGGACTTGTGTATATTGCGCTTGAGAAGAAATGTCCAACTTGTGGAAATAAGGCGTTTAATCCTAGTGGAATTTGGTACGCATGAACTACATAGAAGAGGCTAAGAAGCTAACAAAAGGCACTGCTTACGAAATTTCTGGGAAAGGTAGGTATGCATTTGTTTGTAGACGCGGAAGACTTACATCTATATACCTATTCAACTCAAAGGTATTGGCCGTTACACAATGGGTGGCGCATAGCGATGGATACATTTACGATCTTGAGTTGGGCGAGAAGCTATAGGGAGGAACTATGAGAAGAACGAGTCTGTTCATTTGGGGATTGGTAATCGGCGGTATTATAGGTATTATTATTCACGCATTGATAACAGGAACGCTTCTGGCGTAAAAAGGGAGTGCTGCAATGAAAACAAAATGGATTCGTAAGTGCATCGAAAACATCGACACTTCAGACAAATTCTTTATTGGCGTTGCAGAAGGCGCTGAAAAGGAACTCGAAGCAATTGAATCTATGATAAATTGTTCTAGGCGTATCAGGCCGGTCGGCGAAATAGACAACGGCAACACTATGGTATACGAGTATTGCTCTGACGGCATCCTAACAATAAAGGCAATGGAATCTACAATAACAGCCCAGGAAAACAAAATATATGAATTAGAAGACAAAGAACGCCAACTAGTAGATATGATTGATGCTAGAGAAGACTATATAGATGCGTTGGAAGAGAAACTAAAGGGAGAGCGATTATGCGAAAGCAATTAGAAGATCTTGGGCTGGAGTGTACAGTTATGAAGTATAGGAGTGTCGGATGGACTGAATTTGCAATATCAAAATCCAACATGCCAACAATAAAACTAGACGGAATTGCGCTAACCGCAACTGAAAGCGACGTAGTTTTAAGCGTATTAAATGCTATAAAAACAAAAGGAGAATGATAATGCCTCCATTCAAGAAAGCAAAAGAATACTATAGCCACATGAGGAAGGAAGAAGAACTCGCTGAGTTTGCTAGGAGCGCAGTTGAATTTCTTAATCCAAAACGCGAACACGACATTTATATAACAGAAGTGTTTGAGAGTGTGAATAATAGCCTATATATAAATTACTGGATTGGCAGTAGTGACGACCAAGATTGGATTCCACTTGAATGCCTTTGGTCCGATAACTGGAAGGATATAGTTAAAGCGGCGAAAGACGAGGAAAAACGCAAATATAAAGAGCGGCAAAAACAGCGAGATGTAAAGAGAACGGCTGATATAGAGGTAGATGAAAGGAAACTACTAGCCACGTTAATTGAAAAATATCCAGATGAGATAACAGACATGTGCGCAGAAAGGCATCAATACGATTGTTGTCCAGAGGACGAGTAAAAGGAGGCAAAATGAAAATGAGAACATACCACTTAGAGGCTATACTACAGTTCTTGGAAAACGCAGCAGTAGAGGGAGAAACACGTATATCTATCGGCGAAGACAGTTATATGCCTGTAGTGCTATTGCGAGAGGCTCATGGCGAGATAGAACGCATAGACAGCATGATCGAAGTGTTACACGAATATAATACCAGGCTAAGAACGGATTACGACGCGAACTCATTCGGAGAGAGAATGCGAGAATATTGCTTTGACTGCTCACCAGAAGAGTATGGGTGTTACTCGTGCTTTGAAGTAAATCCAGAATTCGCGAGGGTCGGTATTGGTAGCGAGGCAGGCAGAATGGTCATTGAGGCAATCGTCGGAGATAGTTGTTGTGAGGAGTTTGCTAACGACGTTATTGCAAAAGGGCGGTTCTACTCAAATGGCGACATTCACTTTGGCTGGTACTGGGATGGCGACGGTTCATTGGCGTTTATAGAAGGTGACAAATGCGCGGTAAGTAGCGACTGCAAGAAAGACTACGACTGGCATTGGCGAACAGTTGAATCGTTGGAAAACGGTGTTGAAACAAAACCATAACTGAGCAGTAACATAGAGTAACATGAAAGCATATGACTCGTAAGGAGGCATAATGGATGAAGTACGCATTGCTGGATGTAAGATATCAAAACCAAGCGAATATAGGCTAGTTCCAAGTATAGATGGCAACTTAACATCAGAAGGACTTAGAGACGTTATCCTTAGGATGGGTGACTACATTTTCTTTAACGACCGATGCGAACCGAAAGAAGTACTGTTGCTGAGAGCGCAAGCGTTATGGGAAGCAGCTATACAGAGCGATGCTATTATGTCAGGCTTTCTTGGGCGCGGCGGGCCTGAATCTGGTAGAAACTTGTTAGGTGGATCAGGGTCGTTGGAGCAAGTAATAGAAACACCAGAAAGTGCGGCGAAAAACAAAACACTAATCGAGACTACCGTATAGAGAGGGAAGAGGAGATACAATGAAAACAAAACTAGAAGACTTCTTCGGTGATACAAACCCAGTATTAAACGACACAGACCTCCATAACGCGCTGTATTCAGTAGATGAGGCTGATATGTGGCCTGATTACGTTGACTCGGTAAGTAAAGAGCAGGCGATACTGTGTTGGCGAATTATAGAGAAGCTGACAAAAGAACAATTCCCAGACGAACTTAATCCGTAGAGGAGACACCATGAATACTTGGACACTAGACTGTAATGAAGGAATAGACGTTAGAAACCTATACACATACATGCTGGATGGCTTTGTAGCTCCAGAAGACTTTGATCGCGTAAAACACACACTTCTAAACGGTGAAATATTCACAGTATACGTAGGAGATGAAGAGTTCCATATTAAACCGTGGAAAGTAGAGGTAGCGAGTAAACGTATGGATAAGTGGATTATAGAAGTGTGGTTCAAGCTTATAAGTGAAACGTATACAAAGAGGGAAGTACAGTGTTGATACGGAATATATAAGGAGTGGAAATGAAAACAAAACTAAAGCGACCGCATACAGTAGAAGAATGGTCTAATATATATAAGTGGCCCGAAAACGCAATTGCAGAACTACACAAAGGATTCAAAGTAACTATAGTGCCGAACGACCTTTGGAATATTAGATTGATGCAATACGATGAACCATTCACGAAGTATGCAGATCGCAACCTAACTATACCGCTCCCGCCGAAAACAGAAACTATGGTAAGAGTAGAAACACTACATAACCAAGCAAGATATTTTAGCAGAGTACGCGAAACAGATCAAACAGTTGAACTCGCAGCAGGTATGAACAGGCTATTAAAGAAATCTTCACCGGAGAAAGTATTTATACAACAAGACTCGTACAAACTAAGAAAGCTAGGATTGCTAGCACCTAAATGGACGCTAAAAACATCAATAAGATACTGGACCTTAAAACTACTAAAACTACCAATACAATGGGATACATTCAATGGTACGCGTACAATAGAACTGTCGTTAATGGTGAACGTTGGAGTATTAAGCGGAAAACAAAACAACAGTATAGGAGAAAACAATGCCAACCTACGTAAACCCATTAGTGTATAAACCGTGCTGTAAGTGTAAGTATATGGCCTATGACTCGTTCTATGACGAAACGTACTGTTCTCATAACCCTACGCCCGACGGACTGGCTCCTAGAGCGTTGATAGGCTACTACGGAAGTTGTGAGTACTGGGAGTCGAGCGAGACGGATGAGTGATATATATGAAAACATGTAGATGCTGCAAAAAACTATGTGATAAGATACTGAAGGAGATAAAACAAGAGAAAAAGATAAAAGTACTAATATGCCCTATATGTAAGAGTAAAGAGTGCGTATGGTACCTTGGCTTGTCCAGACTGCAATATGCGAAAAGGCACTATGTCGGCGGATGAGTTCATAGCGTATCGCGACGAGCATCCTGAGGAGTTTGATTATTGGATCGTTGATGATGGATAGTGTGCAAAATATTACGCAAAAAATTTGGATGTGTTAATTATACGTTTTGTAATTTTTTGCGGATTTGTATCGGGCAGGGGCGTTGTAGTATATGATAGCGTATTCTAGCAAAAAAGATGGGTACCTAACACATTATAATAGAGCCTACGACACCGCATCCCCTGTCCTACTCTACGCTGTAGACTTCATGAGGTTATAGGATAGAATGGGAGTGACTGGGAAAGGTTGCCGTCTTTTGAGTAGTTCGGGAGTGGTTTGGAGTGGTTCGGACGTGAAATAGGCAGAGAATAACCCCTCCGAGTTGCCAGTTCGGAGGGGTGTGAGGAGGCGCTAGACTTGCGAGCCGGTGTGAAGTCTGTTCACTTGTTCCGATAATGCCATATCGCTGTTCACCGGCATTACAACCGCTATCGTTTCTGTTCCGTTATCAATCCCGATAGCTTTCAATGGGGCGTGTTGATATAGCATGAGTCCCTCCCACAAGACGGCATACCGCTCGCTAACTGCTACGAGGCGGCCGCTATCGTGTTTCATTACACGGCATACGGTTGTTGCCCCGTTATCCTCTATCTCGTAGAGGAAGCGAGTAGGAACAAGTTGTGAGCCGGGGCAAGACTCCTCCGGCATTACACGCTCTGCTTGAAACGTGTTCACCTTGTCGCCAGTTTCAATCTCCCCGCCATAACCCTGGCGGGAGAATGGTATGCTGGCATCGATCAATCCCTGCATTGCCTTATCGCTGAGGGTTATCCTGTTCCTGTGTGACATCCAAAACCCGTTTGTAATCCATGTGCCGTCAAAACGTATTGTCTCATCTTTCTTTATTTTCATTGTCGCCATAAGTATCCTCCTCGGGATATTTGATTTACTACTCTACAATTTCCACTTCACCCATGATCATAAGTTCTTCAAAGCCATACACCTGATGTTCGCCACATTCGTAACATTCGTACCCGCGAGCATCCGGTTCACATCCACTACGTTCAGCACCGCAAGCTCTACAGTATCCTATAGAGTCAAGTCCGAACATCATGTTTTCAGCCTCTTCCTGTGTCACTTGCGTTACAACCGGCGTGAAGTCTTTTGCCATCTCGTACCATCTCCCTTTGATACTTCACCATAACACACTAATGTGAAGATTATGTGAAGACTGACTAGACAAATGTCCTCACACAAAACAGGACACATATCCCACCCAGATTGAGGACACATGACCACCTATAGAATAGGACACATGACCGCTCTTCTTTGGGGGACACATGTCCGCTATCATTTGAGGACACATGACCACATCTGAACACGGTCAAATGGGGGCGAAATATGACGGGCGAAATCATAGGCGAATAAGCGAAAGTGTAGGCGAATTGTTCAAGGCGAAAGTAGGGGCGAAAGTAGGGGCGAAAAGGAAAGAGGGCATTAGCTCTCGTTAGCCAATGCCCTCGAAGATGGTACTGCGTTATCTGTTATCTGGAAACTCTATCCTTCCTATTCTGTCAATGAAGGTGCGAACCGTGCTCAGTTCTTCCTTCAGCTCTGCCTCTACTGCCACAAGTTCAGTATATCTCATGCTGCAATACTTGGCCTGCATCTCTTCTCGTTCTTTGTCAGTGTAGTCTCTCATTGTGCCGCCTTTGCTATCCTTTCACACTGTGCCACTGTCAACGCATGAGGGTTGTTCAGAGCGTGAGACTCTGCCCACAATGCGCCCCTGCGTGTCTTGAATGGCCCTACACATGCCAAGTATAGTTTCCCGTGAGTCTTTGCCGTCGGCTCTGCTGTTGCCCTGAACGCTTTGAGAACGTGCGCCCCTGTCAATCCTACGTACCATTTCATTCGCTATCATCTCCAGTGTCTAGAATCGAGTCAACAGCTTCTGTCAGTGTCTCAATGTCAATTGTAAACCGTATCGAGTCAAGTGTACAGTAGGCGCAGTCGCCGTGTATAACCCAGTCCTCAGGGTCCGCAAGGTCCTCAAGGGATTCTATCTGGACTTCAATCTCTCCGATAGGAATAACAATAGAATCTTCTCCGAGTCCGCACATTGAACCGCATTCCTCACCTTCTCCGATTGATCCCTCAATAGCGTACTCCCTGTCGCGCTCAGGTATCCTCAACAGTTGAGCCGATACCTTCTCTCCGCAGTATCGTTCGATAAAGTCTTCATTGAGTTCTAGGCAATTCCCGATAGCTTCACCAATAGAATAGCATTCCTGTTCTATCGCTTGATCCGTTGTTAGCCCTTTTCTCTCCATCTTATACCATCTCCCTTTCCTACACTACCATTTTAGTCCGCCAGTTGTGAAGAAGAATGGAAGGAACATGGAAATGGACCGTTTCCAGACAATTTGAATAATCGACCAACATATTCTCATATATCCAAGCATATCGACCCACCTCCCAACATATCAGCCAAACAGAGGCGAAATCATAGGCGAATTGTTCAAGGCGAAATATCAGAGGCGAAATCCAAGGCGAATCAACACAGGCGTAATCTAAGGCGAAACAAGAAAGCCCCCAGCATTACACTAGGGGCGATCATGGGAGGTTGGGCGTATTATCTTAGATCTAGCGCTTTCATTTCCTTTTGGTCTGTTACCGGCGTATATATATCCTGATCGTACGCGCTTGGGCAATCGCCGAGGTGATACTCGCGGATTATAAGCGTACCAAGCCTCATCTTCAGGGTTATCCTCTCAAGCCGCTCTATGCGTGATTCCATCGCGTTATCCTCCCTTCTCGCTGATATGGCCGACACCTGCGCTTCTTATGCCTTAGCACCTGTGCCACCTTATCACGATTGCTCTTCTTCTCGTATCCGGTACAGTTTAGGCAGTTTTCATTGCTTCCGCATGTTTCAAAGTATTTGCATGAGCGTCTTGATGTGTTCATTACAGTTCCCGTGCCTTATACACGTATATATGGCAATGGCCTTGACCGGATGGCTTATAGTCGTTGCCTACAATGCGGACTCGCTTCATTTCATTACGATTGCGGACCATAGACTCGCAAGCATTGATTTCCGACTCCTTACAAGCCCATCCAGCGTATGACAGGCCGCCTCCAGCTTCTCCCCATCCGCTCATAAAGCTATCAGTTCCAACGACGATTGTCGCGTGTGTTTTCTTCTGTTCTTCTGTTCTATCGTCTACGAAGATCATTCCGCACGCTCCCCGCTCTCGTCAAAGCCTTCTGCTTCTAACGCGCCCAGTATAACCCCGTCAAGCGTCCCGCAGTCAAGGCGTGAGCCAATATCACAGGACAACAAGCCGCGCAGTTCAGTGCCTATCCTGGCCCAAATGTCACCCGTGTAATAGTCGTTACCGATTCCTCTTTCGTTATCGTCTACAGAGTAAGCGTGATTATCTGCAAATGTTAGCCATCCTTTCAGCATTGAGACAAAGCCAATCTCCTGGCCTCTTGGGCAATTGATAGCGTTAAGATGCCTTATCTTCCATTCTCCCTCTATTCTTACTTTCGTCAACCTTTCTGCATGTTTCATCTTCACAACCTCCCGATTGCTTTATATCGAACTATACACCTATTGTCTATTGCTTGTCAAGTATTTTTGAGATTTTCAGGGGTTTTGCATAATTGGGGTCTTCCAATACCTCCACAAACTTATCATATTCCCCGTCTTCCACAAACTCAAATTCTCTGCCAAGACACGTATTAGCCATAAGAAGGACCGTTTCCGTGTCTGTATGTTCTAGCATGTCTGTAATGAATCCGGCTAGTTCTTCGGTCGTGTAGACTGCTTGCGTTTCCATTCCAACCCCTTCACTGCGTTTGTTACCACCATTATGGTCATCTGCATCAGTTTGTCAAGCCCTTTCGGGTAATTTGAATATTCTCCCATATTCTAGCATATCAACTTGAAACGTATAAAGTCAGGCCGAAATCAAAGGCGAAATAGGAGGCGAATACTAAGGCGAAACCAAGGGCGAATTAGCGAATCCAGCCAAAGGCGAAACGGCGAATATCAAGGCGAATCAGCGAATACACGAGCGCAGTACACCTGTATCAACCACACGAGACTTAAGTTTTAGCGTCATTGAATCACCCGAACACGTTAGTACGTCTGGATCATCACAGCGTACAAATCCAGCCGACTCGATAGCAATACCGTTGAATAAATTTGCTATGTCGTCGTGATTACACGTTGCGGGGAACATCACAATACCGATTCCTGCGACATAGATGTATTTCATACCAGCTCCTTACACTAGATCCTTTCAAACACCACGAAAAACACAAAACCCTTAATCATCTATAACTAGAGTGGCGTTAAGAACCTCGTAACCGACTACTGTACCACAATCGCCGAAGACAGAACAGCCCCGGCCCACATCCATAGGGGCGTCAGCTTCTCCTATACATATAGCATTACCGTTAATAGAGTGAGTCTTAACCCAAACGTGCGGGGGATAACCACCAATAGCCCCACGAAAGATTGTGCCCATTGGAATATCCTTCAACAATTGACCTTTAGTACCACAATACTCACTGCGCTTTACCACATTCATACCGATCACGCTCCTTTTAGTCACCACAAGTATATCCGTTAGTAGGGTAATGTCAAGAGGACAAATGTCCAGTTCTATCTCCACCTGTAGTCAAACCCTACTACACCGTAGACCCCTAGGCAAAACACAAAATAGGATAAGGCGATTTTAGAGGCAAATCAGCGTATTTCAGAGGAGTCAAATAGAGGCGAAATGGCTGAAACGTAGAGTGGCAGGCGATTGTTCATAAAATAGGCAAACGTATAATTATGTTACCTTTCTGACCAGTGCGGGTAAGGCTATTATAGGATAACTCATACAAAATGCACCGCCTTGTACTGTATTAAGGTGAATAGTGGTACTGCTGTACTACAATGTAAAGTCTTGGTAAGGTTATAGATGACTTTGGATGATTATGGTTAAGTCTTGGGGTGTAAACATGGGAGAAACTCTACATCCCCTCCTTTTCAATTATCGAAAGGCGAATTACGGTCTAATCTGGCCACAACTCTGGGAACTTCTGTCCAATCTGTTCTAAGATGTCATTAGCTATCGTTGTATTCTCTTCCGGGTTACCCGGCAATGCGCTATATATCGTCGCTGTTAGCACGAAATCGGTGTTATTCAGTCCTATATCCAACCAATCTTCTAGTCTTTTCTCTGGTATGTCTAGGTCTTTACCTTCATATGTAAATTGTATGTCTGTTATTGGTATTCTGTTTATCTTTACACGCATCTCTTGCATCTTATAAATGTCTTCTATTGGTATTTTGTGTTTCATTCTGTTCTCCTTCTACAAAGTACTTTGTGGCGCAAAGTGGATTACTGGCGCTTATCCTGTGGATGTCTATACCCCATAACGTCTAGGAATCTATCGCATACCCTATTAGTAGTGTCTTTTAGTTCCTGTTTGTGTTTCTTGGTGTGTTTGTAGTATAGGTGGTATAGCGGGTAGTTTCTTACGTAGTTACACAGTCGTTTGTATAGCCCTTTACTCATGTTCCTTACTCCTTTAAACCTCAGTTAGTGGCATTTGTGCTTTCAGGTCACTTTATCTGTATCCATTTTATCCGCTACGCCATAGCTGACTGTTGTTTCAACCGTCCTGGCGACCTTAAACCTATTACCACATCCATGTACTAGCTTTCGCCCATTAAGAGTACTGCGATAGTGAGCGCAGGTAAAGAAGGCCATGCTTTTACCTTCGTCTAGCGTGAAATACCCATATTCTCCGTCGCGCCAATAT